GGCCAAAGACGGCCGCTTTTATTACGTCCATTCGGAGGCGTATGAATACTGCGTTTCAAACGTCGCCGGCGTGGAGAAGACCGACGACGCAGTGCAGTACAGCAAGATCATGCCGGAGCTGCGTATCGATCTTTTTGACGCTTCGGTATTCGCGTGTCTCAGAATGATCGAGGCGAGCGCGAAGAAAAAGAAGGCCCGCGCGTGGTGGGGCGAGGAATAAAAAATGGTGAAATCTGTAAAGAAAGTGACAAGTAACCCAAATAAAAATTATGTGCCGCCGATTGGAAGAATCAGAAAAACAAAAGAAGCGGACGAGCAGGAAATGCTGTTCCGCTGGGCGGCGTGGGCCGAGGGGCAGGCGCCGGAGCTTTCGCTTTTGTTCCATGTGCCAAACGGCGGCAAGAGGAACGCAGCGGAGGCGGCACACTTAAAACGGCAGGGCGTTCGCGCAGGCGTACCGGACCTGTGCCTGCCTGTAGCGCGCGGCGGCTACCATGGACTTTTCATCGAGCTCAAGGCCGAAGGCGGCAGACCAACGGAGGCGCAAAAGAAATGGCTCGGCCGGCTGCGGGTGCAGGGGTACAAAGCCGAGATCTGCGTAGGCTGGACGGCGGCGGCGGCGGTGATCTGCGACTATCTCGGGATCCGGCCGCCGGATATTTTAAAATAACGAGGTGAGTGTGATTTGATAAACGCAAGACGGGTGCCGCGGGCGGAGACCGGCGGGCGGCAGGTGGTCGTCAAGAAAAGAAACGCGGGCGTATCCGTCAACGGGACCCTCGGCGGCGGCATGGCGGCGTTTTTACTCAAGGACGATTTTGACGACCTGACCTGCAGCGAATACGTGCGGCTCAGCGACAATCCGGAAATCATGACGGCGTGCCTCAGGATCGCGGAGCTGATCGGGAGCATGACCATCTACCTGATGGCGAACACCGACAAGGGCGACGTGCGGATCCAGAACGAACTCAGCCGAACGATCGACATCACGCCCAACGGCACCATGACGCGGCAGCAGTGGATGACGGCGATCGCCATGAACCTGATGCTTTACGGCAACGGCAACAGCGTGATCGTGCCGCACACAAACGCGGGGCTGCTTAAAAGCCTTGAGCCGATCAGCGCCGGGCGGGTGAGTTTTAATCCCGTGGGCGGCAGCTACAGGGACTACCGCGTCGTCATTGACGGCGTGGAGCGGCGCCCGGACAGCGTAGTGCATATCGTCTATACTCCGGACAGGCAGTATCCGTGGAAAGGCCGGGGCGTCACGGTGCAGCTGAAGGACATCGCAAAAAATCTGAAACAGGCGGCGGCGACGGAAAACGCGTTCATGCGATCGGAGTGGAAACCATCGATCATTGTGAAGGTGGACGGCTTAACAGATGAGTTTTCAACGCCGGAGGGCAGAGATAAGCTGCTGGAAAGCTACGTGCGGCCCAGCCGCACCGGCGACCCGTGGCTGATCCCTGCGGAGCAATTCAGCGTGGAGCAGGTGCGGCCGCTTTCGCTCAACGACCTCGCGATCAAGGACAACGTGGAGCTGGATAAAAAGACGGTCGCGAGCGTGATCGGCGTCCCGGCGTTTTTGCTCGGCGTGGGCGCTTATAACCAGCTCGAGTGGAACAATTTTGTGCAAACGAAGGTTCGGAGCATCGTGCAGAACATCCAGCAGGCGCTCACGCGGGCGCTGATCATCAACCCGAAATGGTATCTCCAAATGAACTTCTGGAGCCTTTTGGATTACGATCTTTCGGCAATGTCGAACATCCTGCTGGCGGGCGCGGACCGCGGCTACGTCAACGGCGACGAGTGGCGCGACCGGATGCACATGGCGCCGGCGGGCCTGAAAGACTACGTGCGGCTGGAAAACTATATCCCGGTGGATATGGCGGGGCAGCAGAAAAAGCTGGTGCAAAGCGATGGAGCCTGAGAAACTGAAATGCCCGCACGCGGTTTACGCGGCGGGAATGAAAATCAATTGCAAGCGCACCGGGGGGCGGTGCGGTCATCAAAGATATAAACCATGCGTCGGGTGGTGGGTGCTGACCGATCAGGCGGCCCGCTGCCCGATGAGAGAGGAGAAAAAACAATGAACACCGAACAAAGAGAACGGGACCTGCGGCAGGTGCGGACGGTAATGACCGCATTTGAAACGCGGCAGGACGAAGACGGCGGGCGACATCTGTCGGGCTATTTTGCCGTTTTCAATTCGATTTACGAAATCGCGCCGGGCATGACGGAAAGCGTCGCGCCCGGCGCTTTTTCCCGGACCTTAACGGGAGACGTCCGGGCATTGACAAATCACGACACAACGCTTGTTCTCGGCAGAACGAAGGCGCACACGCTGGAGCTGCGGGAAGACACGCGCGGACTGTGGGGAGATATCCTGATCAATCCGAACGATCAGGATGCCGTTAACACGTGGGAGCGGGTGCAGCGGGGCGACGTGGACCAATGCTCGTTCGGTTTTGAGATCGTCGGCCAGGAAACCGATTTCCGGGACGACGGCTCGATCCACTGGACAATCACGGACGTCAATCTGTTTGAGGTTTCGGTTTGTACATTCCCGGCCTACGAGGAAACAAACGTGGCGGCGAGATCCCGCGAGCGGGACGAGCTGCAGGCGCGGCGGCTGGAAGCGTGGAAGGCACAAGCCAAGAACAAACTGAAAGGAGCCTGAGAAAATGGCACTGAGAGCACTGCTGCTGCGGCGGCAGATTGAAAACGCGCGGCGCGATCTGGAAGCGCTGCGGGCAAGAGACGCCGAATTCGCGACGCGGGAGGCGGAGCTGACGGCGGCGATCGACGAGGTGGAGACCGACGAGCAGCGCAGCGGCGTGGAAGAGCTGATTGCCGCGTATGAAGCGGAAAAAGCCGAACACCAGAACGCCATCGGCGAGCTGGAGCGCTCCATCTCGGAACTGGAAACGGAACTTGCGGCGGAGGAAGCCGCGCAGAACACAGAGCCGGCGGCTGAACCCGCAGAAGGCGGAAGCGACGGCGAAGAAAACAACGAAGAAAGAAGGACAAGAAACATGAACAGAAACCATGCAGAAGCGCGGGCGCTGGCCTTCGGCACGATGACCCGCGCGCAGATCAACGAGATCGCACAGAGAGACGACGTTCACGGCTGGCTCGAAAACGTGCGGAGCCTCATGCGCGCCGGCGCACAGAATCGCGCGATCCAGAACGTGGGGCTGACCATCCCCGAGGTGATGCTGGGGCTGCTGCGTGAAAACGTGCTGCGTTATTCCAAACTTTACGGCCGCGTGACCGTGACCCGCGTAAGCGGAGAGGCGCGGATCCTGATCACCGGGGACATCCCGGAGGCGGTGTGGACCGAATGCTGCGCGAACCTGAACGAGCTCTCCATGACGTTCTATCAGGATAGCTTCGGCTGCTGGAAACTCGGCGGCTTTTTCACCGTCTGCAACGCGAATCTTGAGGATTCCGACATTGATCTCATGGCGGAGATCCTCTCCACCATCGGCCAGAGTATCGGCTATACCGACGACAAAACCGTGATCTACGGCACCGGCTCCAACATGCCTCTCGGCATTATTCCCCGACTTGCGCAGACGCAGGCTCCCAGCGATTATCCAGTGACGGCGAGACCTTGGCGCGACCTGCACGAGACTAACATCATCACCATTGCCAACACCTACACGGGCCTCGCGCTCTTCCAGCAGCTCGCGCTGGCGGCAGGTAACGCAAAGGGCGCTTATTCCCGCGGCGAAAAGCTGTGGGTGATGAACGAGAATACCTACGGCAAGATCGTGGCGGCGGCCATGAACGTTGACGCCTCCGGCGCGATCACCTCCGGTGTGAACGGCTCCATGCCCGTGATCGGCGGCATGATCGAGGTTCTGCCGGAGAGCATCATGCCGAACAACAACATCCTGATGGGATACTTCGACCTTTATCGCATGGTGGAGAGAGCCGGTGAGAAATATGCCTCCTCCGAGCACTTCCGTTTCCTGAGTGATCAGACGGTCTTCAAGGGGACGGTCCGCTGGGACGGCAAGCCCGTGATCGCCGAGGCGTTTGTGCTGATCGGCATCGACGGCACCGTGCCCACCACCTCCGCCGTGTTTGCGAGCGACACCGCCAACAGCGCGCAGGGGATCCTCCTGCCTGCGACCGCGACCGTGGCGGTGGGCGGCACCATCACGCTCAATCCCACGATCCTTCCCTACGGCGTCAATCCTGTGCTGACGTGGGATTCCGCGACCAAGGCGAAGGCCACCGTTGCTGACGGCGTCGTCACCGGCGTGGCGGCCGGCACCAGCGTGATCAGCGTGACCACCGACAACGGCTACACGGCGACCTGCACCGTGACCGTGACGGGGGAATAACGCCTGACGACGCGCAGCCCATCGTCGGTCAGGGAAAAGTCGGGGTCGCCGTTCTCGGCGGCCCCGTTTCGGGCAGTTAAGAAAAAAGAGGTGTAACAAATGAGCT